GTGCCGATGCCGAGGTTGCCGGCAACATACCCTTTACCATCCTTATCAACGGAGAACTGCTCGCTCCCGCCGACCTGAAGGCTGATAATCTTTGACCCGGCAGCGGATGCCGTGTTGGTCACGTTCATCTTGATGGCAGTAAATACCGTGCCACCAGCATTCCAAGTGTCGGACAGATCGTAGATGTAGGACATGGTTATTCCTTTACCACTTGGTGTTCATTTACGAAAGACTGATAATCTCTGGCACTTGCAATCTCCAGGTTACATGCTGGATATAACAGTTCTTATTTTTTGGGAATCCGTGTTTTGATCTCAGCAATAACAGCTTTCCACGCATCAAAGCCTTCGTGAAACAATATATCTAACTGCTCCTCAACAGTCGGATATGCTGCTTTCCGCACTAAACGATAATCTTGCGTTACTTTATGCTTCACAAGGCACCTCAACAATTTTGTCGATGTAGTGAGGGTGAGTGAGTATGACGCTCATTGTTGATTGATAATCCACTACCAATTCAAGCGTACCATCTGACACAGCAATTAAATCACCATTGCAAATTACTGTGGTGCCTACAGGCAAATTGCTGACAGTGTTGATTGACACAACTTCATCAAACATCTTTGCTCCATACATTACTCCATCATGGAGGTAGCAATCTGAACTACGATGCTCATTGTTATGCATTCCAGCTAAACCAAGCTCGTTATCCAATTCCACAACAGAATTGACCATAACAACGCACTTGCCATCACCACTAAAGAAAAAAGTATTCATCTCTTTGCACCCATAACCACAAGTGTTGGATTAATGTGATTTGACTGAGTTCCTGATGAATATCCAGTCCATGTTCCATCTGTAGTGTTGTTCCAAAGTCTGGCAGTGACTTTGGCTTTGAATGTGCTGATACTTGTGTTGCTATATGACATCGCAATTGGAATGCACGGCCTAGTATTGGCACCGCTGGTCGGAGCGCCAACAATCAAATTACGTACAGCCGTATAGCCAGATCCTGTGTCAATATACAGTTTCACCAACTGAGCAGAGTCAATATTAAAACGACCATCAAACTGGGCATAGTAAACGAGCAATGCGCCACCTCCAACTGCGTCACCAACAGTTATGAATCCCGGCATTTCTAGAACAGTTAGTTCGGCAGTAGTGGAAATAATTGCTTGGTTGCTTGCAGTGTATACCAGCGGCACTGTGATCGCGTTGGCTTGAACAGATGTAGTGGCTACATTGTTATCGTTAATAACACCATCGCTCTTAATCGTTCCCGCAATGGTAGATGCATCACGACCAGCCACGCTAGTGCCACTTGGCGCGCCGTTAGTGGCGGTGTCTTGCCAGACAGATCCGTCCCACCGCTTCAGGATATTGGTTGAAGTGTTATACCAGAGATCGCCAACCCCTTCAGCGGTCGGGGTGGTGGTTGAGTAGAAGGTCGTTACCTTACCATCAGCAGTGGCCTGTGCGCCGGCAGCGTCACTGATAGCCTGGGCAATGGCATCGTCCTGCACCTCAATAAATGTCGTGCCGTTGTGACGATAGAGCTTATTGCCATCATCCGTGTCGATCCAGAAGTCGCCAAGAGATCCGGTCGGCATGGAGGTCTGATAAAAGCTCTGGATCTTACCGTCAGCCGTTGATTGAGCGGTTGGCGAGCAGCAGCCAATGCTGCGGCGATTCCAGCATCGCGGATGCTCACCCAAGCCGAGCCGCTCCAGCGATAGAGCTTGTTGTTATCGTCAGTATCGGTCCAGAGGTCGCCAACGCCATCTGCCGTGGGCGGAGATGCTTGATAGAAACTGACGATCTTGCCATCAGCCGTAGTCTGGGCGCTCGCGGCATCAGCGATGGCCTGCGAAATATCGGCATCTTGAACACTGATCCAAGCGGCTCCAGACCAACGATAGAGTTTATTGCCGTCGTCTGTATCAACCCAGAGGTCGCCCTCTCCTTCAGCCGTGGGAGCGGTGGTTTGATAGAATGTCGTAATCTTGCCGTCTGCCGCAGCCTGCGCCCCAGCGGCGTCTGCAATGGCCTGAGCGGCATCAGCAGAAGCCTGTGCGGCAAGATCATACGCCTGCTCGTCACCCAGAATCATGGGATTGTTCATGGGATCGTAAATGGTCGGTGCAGTTGGCGTTACCGGTGCGCTGTCTTCCGCATCCCAAGCGTAGATAGCTGCATTCTCTTCAACCAGCGCCATAGGCACCTGGCCGTCAAAGCGGATCTCTTGGCTGACTACGCGGAATAACTTCTTGCTCCAGCCAAGCGATGAGAAAGAAAGCCGAACAATATCGCCAACAACGCAGCCCTGCGCCTTGGCGCTAAACGTGGCTGAGAACATACCGCGATATTGGTTGCGCTGGAGAACCTGTTTGGCAATCCGTTGCGCCCTCCTGCCATCCTCAACAAATGGCAGATCCAGCGACATGACACGCTCAATGCCGTCTGGTGAGGCAAAGCCAACCTCTGGATAGTCTACAAGCTGGTACAGGCTGTTGGTCGATGGATCGACATATCGGCCACGGGCCTTATTGTATGAATCTGTCAGGCCGCGCGTTTGGTTCCATTCAAAATCAGCAAGAACATCAGCCTCGCTGAAGTCCATCACGTAATCCGCCAGATCGTTTTTGATAACGGTGAGAGAGAGTTTGCCGCCGCTGTCACGCAGAGTCGCGTTCATGCACGACAGGAAGGTATTGATGATACCCATGCGGTCATCAGAATCGGAGGCCGTGCCGGAGGTGCGGTATCTCCTCTGCGTCCAGCCAGTGGCAATACTGACAGCTTCGTCACAGATATTAGCTGCCGTGATAAAGCTCTCAAGATCCAACCGGGCAGGAGGAACGCCACAACCGATGGATAGTTTGCCATTAATCTTCCAACCAAGCAGCCACCAAAGCAGTTGCAGGGCAGGATTATCGCAATCATCCGAATCTGTGTACGTTCCCCAAGTGGTTTGATCATTGGCGCGGTGTGCGCCAGATCCGCCAGGCACGGTGCTATCACGGCGAGGATCGTAGAGGGGCGCGCCCTCACCAATAACCGTCACACGGCTAGGCAGGCCATTAACGAGCGGGCTGGAGGTCTTTTTTGTATTGCCAGTGCGCTTGATCCGCAGATGGATATAGGCGCATCCGGTCAGGCGGGTGTTGGCACCCCATTTACTGCCACCATTGATGGAGATGTAATTAGAGCTATTACCCTCAAGAACCGTAGTTACAGTCAGGTAGCCGCTGTACGTACCAGAAACGCCGCCAGTCGCTGTCCAAGCCTGCTTCTCATCAAACCAAATCTCATCAATTGATTTAACTTTATGAGCGGAGACGCAGATGATGTAGTCAATGTATTCCTGATCAGTGCCGCTAGACTCATGATAGCGCAGATCAAGGTTCATGGCGGTTGTGCCAAGAACAGCTTTGCGTGGCGTTGTGGTTTCAAGTGAGACATTAAGGCGTGATAGCTGGCTTTTGGGTATCTTAGGGCCAAACAGAAGGGCCGAAGCACTACTAAGCGCCATAGAGGCACCAAGCGCAATAATTGTGCTGGTTACCGCCGCAATGGTAGCTGCCGCAGCAGTGGCACCCACTATGACGGGGGCCAGATATGGCGCTGCTATTATAAGTGCAACGCCAGCAACGAATTTAAGGACCTTACCCACGCCCGACGCTCCAGCACTTTTCCCACATCGAGCGGGGAACTCTCTCTAGCCCATCGTCAGAGATGAACCATGCGAATGATCCCATTACTACACCAATAGAGTCATCAAAAAAAGCAATGTCTCCGCGCTGGGCCAGTCCGACTAGAACCTGTGAAAACTTGGCGTCCATGGTGGATTCCAGATCTCCAGCCCCAATATTTTTAAGGGCGCGATAGCTGCCCATCATACTATCATACTGGCCGCGAAACTCAGCCATTTTATCTTCTCCAGTAACTGCCTCAACAGCACCGAAACTAAATGTGCAGCAATCATTAGTGCCATATTCAAACGGCACATCACGCATGGACGAAATATAATCTGAGAGACGGCTCTCCCAATCAGACAACCTATGCATAAGCACCACGCCCATTATCAATATAAAAATCACCAAAGAACTGACCGCCATAAGTGGCTTCAACAATTCCGTTGGCTGCGCCGAGAGTGGCATTGGCGCTGAGATCGCCAGCATCAAAGATATTCTGCATCATATATGTCTGACTGGGTGCGCCGGCCAATGAAAGCAATATAATTCTCAACCGTAAGCACGACACGTTGCATTTCTGGCGATCCGCCAATTACAACATCGTTCATATATCCCGTATAATACGGAACAATAGACCCAACCTGATTTTCGTTTTGGTCAACGCAATAGAACCATAGGCGAGCCGCGCGCCCCTGCCAGCGAGTCTTATCGCCAATAATGTTCAGGAAGGAAGATGTTCTGGTGCTGATATAGTCGCCATACCGATCAAGAATCGGAGCATCAAAGCGATCCACAATGTAGGCGGTATTAACCACCAGGCCATTCATTGACACAGCTACAGTATCTGAGCCATTTTCGTTATGGGTTACAGATCCAACCTCAATCACATTGTGATTGTAGCTATCATAAGTTCCATCAAGCTCCGCATCGCCAGAACCAGAGATTACCTTGTCATACAGGCCGCTGGTGGCACGCAGAACGTCGCCGTCAAAGTCAGCGTAGATCAGCACTCGCCAATTGAGGATGGTAGCCTCAAGTGCAGCCTGAGTAGTTGCATCAACCATCAGAATGACTCGCGTAGATTAAAACTCATATTGTAAACATAACCGGCTTCGACAGAATAGGAAGGGTCTTCTACCAGATACATCAGGCAATATGGGTTCTTAAACTCAATTGCCGCATTGTCGGCTGGCGACACGCGAATCGCTGGCTCAAAGCTAATTGTTGCCTGTCCAGATCCGTTGCTGGTGATGTTAGAAGTCAGTTGTAGTAGCTGATCACCAACAGTCACAAACTGACCGGCATACAGAACCGTGGTCGAAACGGGCCAACCATCAGTAACTAGACTGCGCCCGATCTGATTCGCCCCATCAACCAGCGGTGTGGCTACAGCGGAAGACTGGGCGGTGGGATCAACCGGAACTTGAAAGTCATTAGCACCGCCACGCGCCTGCCCCATAAAGGCTCGCCAGGCATTGGCGTTGGTTGTGCCTACAATCGGCGGTAACCCAAACTGACACTCCCACCAGCCGCGACCAGAAGCCACAACCTGGCGCTTGCCCGTCCAACCAGACACATTGACCTGAGCCGGCTGCACCAGCCGCCACGACATGGTTTGAGCCTTAGGTGTCGATGGGAACGTAATCGTCGTCATTGCATGACCCCACCAAGGCGCGGCCTACGGAGGCCGGATACTGTCCTCTGCTGCGCCGCAGCAATGATTGCTGGTGCCGCTTCCAGAATGCCCTGCTGGACCTGTGCGCGAACCGCAGCGGGATCTGCGCTGCCACGGGCGTCTACGCTGATATTGATGTTACTACCTGAGCCAGATCCAGCACTGGCCACCTTGTTGTTGGGAATGATTGTACCGCTGGCACCGGGCATGAAAAGCTCAGGACCCTTTTCGCCAACCATATACATCTGATTGGCATTAACGGCCCCACCCAGCGCCTTACCTGGAACCTGCGGCAAGCCAAGTAGGCTATTAATCCCGCCGCTAATCATACCTACGATCTGCTGCGTGACGTACATCTTCCAAAGCTGGTCAATGACCGACTGGATAATGCTACGCATACCATCGCGCCATGATCCGCCTGCGGTCAGCATGTTCTTGAAGGCACCGTCAACAGATTGGCCGATAGCCTCAAACGATTTAATCATTTCTTCGTTAGGCCCAGTGATCGCGCGAACCATATCAGGGTACATTTGCTGAGACATCTCATTGACCTGATCGAATACAGAGGTCATGCCTTCAACGATTGAACCGCCCATGAAGTAATCGATGTTACGACCAAAGATTGAACCGCCATCAGCCTTCATGTCATCCATTTTAGCTTTAAGCGATTTTTCGTAGGCCTTGCTAAATTTCTCAGCAGCAGTCTCGCCATCCTTTTTATCTCGACCACCCTTGGGACGAGAGGCATTGGCAATTTTGTCCTGAGTGCGAACTACAGCAGTTGATCGATTGAGGTATTCTGCCAGCGAATCATTCAGTGAAGACCGCATTTCATTGAGTGATGAAACGCTATCAGTTAGATTGTCCAAAGAATTGGATTCACGCCTATTAGTGTCAAACAGGGTTCCCGCTACTGCCGCTTCATCTCCGCTGAGAATAGCTCCACGAAGTAGTTCATCATTGTACTTTCTAGTTGCTCCTAAAGCAGATATTTTTGAGCGTGTTACAGCTATTGCCGCAACAACCTGCTGAGTTGCGCTAAGAAGGGCTTGGCGAGCGGTTTCCNTATAGCCATTCTGAAGATCTAGCTGATCTTTAACACTTTTCGCCGTAGCTAATTGATAAGCCTCAGTTGCAGATTGCAATCTTTCAGTTGAGCTTTGCAATGCTTTGGCGGCATCANCAGATCGCTCTTGCGCCGACTTCATTTCATCTGCGGCATCACCAACACCAAACATATTAGAAATAAGCGGCCCCAAAGCCACCGCAGCGATGCCCAGCGCCGCGCCCCAAGGACCGGCAAGGAAGCGGCCTACAGAACCGAGCTTACCCTCCATGAAGCTCATGGAGTAGCCAACGTCACCGATCTGCTGGGCGAAGGCGGTAAAGAGTGATGTACCACCGGCAACCTGAGTACCAAGCTGATTGAACTGCATACCTAACTGGGCAGCACCTTGGCGAGAATTGCGGATCTGTTCGCCAGTATTTTTGGCGGCAGACCCCATCTTGTCTAGCTGGTTGACGACCCGCTGACCCTGCACATTCAGTTTGGCAAAGTCGTCAAACGCCTTTTTTACTTCTGGGCTACCAGAGTAGATCGCGGCAATTTCGTAAGCAAGTCTTTCGTTACCGGCCACGTTTTTGCCTTTCCGCGTCTACCTTAAAATAGGCTACCCATTCGTTATACTCGTCAATCGAGATTGTCTCAACCTCGTAAATGAAACGACCAAGCCGATCCGCCAAGGCAATCAAGTTATACCTGAACGGATCGTTTCTTAGTTTTTTTCGTGTTCCTCAACACTACTGGCTGAGATCATCTCGCCAGCAATGCGAGTGATGAGCGTAAACTCTTCCCGCATCAGGGTTGGCTTGTCTTCCAGCGTGAAGAGCTTTTCGCCATCCTTATCCTCTGCCTTGAGAAGAATCAGATCCACCATGCCGGCGATTGTAGCCGACTGGAAGAAATTAGGATGCTTGCGTTGGATCTTCTCCATTTCGAGAGCCAGCAAAGGCCCGAAATGAATGACCAGGGGAGAGGTATCGTCCTCTCCCCATTCAGCCACTTCAATGCTCTTACGCGCTGCGCGCTGACGTTCTGCGATCCGCTTTGCTAGACTCATATTATCCTACTCCTAATTAAACCGCAGTACCCGTCGTCAGCGTACCAGTCCCCTGCACCGAGATGGTCGATTCCACCATGCCATCATAGCTGGCGCTGACAGTCTTACCCGTCACAATGCCGGTGCCGGTGAAGTAGCTGTCACCAGTGGTCGAACCTTCAGGATAAAGGTTCAGAGTGACCTCAGCACCAACCGTCAGGCCACCCTGGCCGGTCGTGTCGGTTTCGTCCCAGAACACATCAACAGAAGCCGTCCACGACTTCAGGGTGTGCTTGTGGGTCCGCCAGGAATCACCCATGGTGGTGTCTTCAACGGTGTCACCCGTCTGTTCAACAGAGTACGAACGGATTTCGGCAATGGCATTCGCGCCAACCTTAACCGTTCCTTCAGAACCAGTATGCGTTGCCATTACTCAAACTCCTCGACTTCGATCTCTTCAAGTTCCTTCACCGGATACCACCCAATGGAGATGTAATACTCCACCATGTCGGGCGTGACCCGGATCTCGCTGCCGTTCTCACTGAAAACGCTAATCAGTTTCACCGCGCAACCTCCACATCGTTTATTGCCGTGATGTACTCAACAGCAAAAACGAGTTTGGCCGTACCAACGGCCTTCTCACCTTCGACATTAACATCAATTGTAGAGTTTGTCAGTATGCAAGATTTAGCCAGACCATTAATCGTGAAGTCATTGGCCAGTGCTTCTTCTACGCTAACTGCGTATCCATCCATCGTATCGGCAATAGAAGCAGACGCCCCCTTCGCCACGATCTCAATCCCAACATTGATTACGCGACGAAGGGTGCGGGAACCAATCGTAACGAGGTTGGATGACTCGTCAACAGTATAGACGGCAATCGCTGGCAGCTTGGCATCGTCAAGCGCATAGCGGCGCATCTTGTAGACTGAATTAGCAAAGCCGGTAATAGCAGCCAGATCAACGGCAATGCGATCCCGGATCTGCTGCCTAACGTGAGCCATCACACTTTCTCCAGCGAGAGAGTGGAGACACCTTCGCCATCATTGATCTGGACGCGGATATAATATTGTACGCTGTTAATGGAGAGCTTGTCGCCCTCCTGAACGCTAGGCAGATCAGTGGTACGACAGGTAAAGCGTGGCTGCGGAATCGTAATGTCAAAATCCTGATTTATACCGCGAGAAATTTGTGGGTTGTCAAAGATCCCCAAAACCGACCCGATCACAACATCATTCTGGAGGAAATTCACCGAGATGGC